ACAGATTGCACATATTGTAGAGTTAAGAAGTAATGGTTTCAAGATGCGTGAGATAGCTGTTATTTATAATTGTAGTAGAACTACCATTGGAAAAATATTAATGAATGAAGAAAAAAGAAATAGTTAGTATAGGTTACGTAGATGTACCAATAGATTATTTTACATTACCGGTGAATGATAAAGAGATAATATGTAACTCAATATTGGAATCAATGTTATACCTGCTTGAAAGACACGTAGATCCTGAAATAGATAGATTTTATATTCTCAATAGGATAATAGATTCTTCAATCATAATGAACGAAGACAATGAGAACTACGAGGTTGCAGGGGTTTTATATGATATTAAAAATATGATTAATGAATAGAAAATATAATAAGGTTAAAGTTGGTGATAAGTATAATCATCTAACATTGCTTAAAAGGATAAGAACCAAACTAGTAGACGAGAAATATACCTATTATGGTATATGGAAATGTGACTGCGGAATGGAACGTATGATTCTCTTACACAATGTATCAGAAGGTAATACAAAATCGTGTGGATGTTTATATAAAATATCCAATAAGACTAACCCAAAAAGAAGTAAAATGATTAATGAATAAAGATATAGAAGATTATATTGCTAAGAATTATTACATAATATATAATATAGCACTGAAGATGACTAAACAAGACCCATTAACTAAGGATTTGTTACACGAGGTAATACTTCAGTTATACGATAAGCAAGTTATTACATTAAAGAATTACGATGACAATAGTATAAAGTATTACATCGTTGCAGTATTAAGAATAAACTACTTCAGCAAAACATCACCATTCCATTATAGAATAAGAAGGGAAAGACAATTAATGAATGTGGACGTTGCAACCTGTTGGGATATATCATACGAACAACAAGAGTTTGAAACAGAAAGAATATATCAATTACTTGAAGAGAATTATGCAGAACTTGATTGGTTCAAGAAGAGCTTGCTAGATATGTACCTCTCCCTTAATAGTAGTATGAACGCAGTATCACGCAAAACAAATATTCCCAAAACAAGTATTAGTCGTTATATTAATGAGATAAGGAAGATAGTCAAGGATGACATAAAAGAAAAATTAAATAGATAGAGATGCCGTGTGGATGTAGAAAGCCAGTTATAAGAAACCCAAAACCTAATGAAGTAGTAAGAAGTACCTTTCCTGACACTCCTGAGGGGCAACACGCCTTCGAAATGGATAAGTGGGGTAAAGAGCAGGGGGAAATAGATTGGTTTAATAATATAGATGTAATAACCCCAATAGAAAATGGCGAAGAATAAAAGAGTAGTACAACAACCAACTAATAGTGTATCCAATGAGGATATATTATTTGCACATATGGTGTTAAAAGCATCAGGTGCTATACAAGAACATAAAGATAAAGCGAACAGTATCTATAAATCTATATTTAATGAAGATGTAGTATATAGTTGCTGCAAAAATAAAGCGTATATAAAGTTAGACTATTATGTACGTAACACATTAAAATTATTATAATGGAAGAAAAGAAAAAAACAGGTGGACGTAAATCCACAATTGTAGAATATAGTGAGAAGCTAACCGAAGCGTTAGAACTTATGTTATATAAAAGATTAACATCAGGAGAGTTTAGAGTAACGTTCAGCAAGATGTATGGCGTATCAGAACGTACAGCAGATGCAACTTGGAAAAAATGTAAGGATGTTATTAAGGAAAGATTCAACGAAGAAGCGGATGTTCTTATTGAGCAACAAGTGGAAAGGTATTTTGATTTACTAACTCGTGCAAGACAGGACAACAACAAAAGAGTTGAACGTGAGGTATTAGACTCAATCACCAAACTATATGGCTTAGAAGGAACTAAGAAGGTAGACATTACCACAAATGGTGAACCAATTAAAATAAACTTAAATTTTGAATAATTTTTTATTCAAGACACACAAAAAACTTCAATTCGGATTTATGGGAATAGGAAGAAGACACAAAAGAAAGCAAGCGCAAGACGTAAAGAAAATGTACGACAGGGAGATGAACAAGATGGCTAAGATGAATGACGAACAAAAGGTTATACATTTAGCGCACTTAGCAAGTAAGATTAAAATAAATCAACAAATGGCTGAAGCAACTCAACCAATTGATTTGCAAGGATTTATAAATTAAAATGGAAATAAATTTAAACTTAACTAAGAAGCAATCTGAGACATTTAAAATCTTACTTGATAAAACACATCGTGAAGTATTATACGGTGGGGCAAAAGGTTCTGGCAAATCCTATTTGGGTACTATTTGGGTTTTATATATGTGCCTTACTTATCCTGGTATTAGGGCGCTTATAGGACGTACAGTTTTAACGCAGTTACGAGTAACCACAATCAAAACATTATTAGATTTATTCAAGGAGTGTGGAATTAAACCTGAACATTATACATACAATCAACAATCAAACGAATTAAAATTCTTTAATGGTAGTGAGATTGTGTTTAGGGATTTGCAATACAATCCATCAGATCCTAACTACGATAGTTTGGGGGGATTAGAATTAACAATTGCTTTTATTGATGAGGTTGCACAAGTATCAAGACAAGCATATGATGTAGTACGTTCACTATTAAGATATAAGATTAACGAGTATAAATTAAAACCTACACTCTTTATGTCTTGTAACCCATCTCAATCGTGGTTGAAACAAGAGTTTTATTTACCACATATGCAGGGAACATTAGATGCAACTAAGATATTCATACAGGCTTTACCAACAGATAATAAATTCTTACCTGCAGAATATTTGGATATACTTAGAAACTTACCACCAAAACAAATGAAGCGTTTATATCTTGGTGATTGGAACTACGAACAGGAAGAAGATAGTCTATTTGATTTTGATACAATAGGTGCAAGTATATTCAAGACACCACCAAATGTGGATGATAAGAAGTATATGTCAGTGGACGTAGCAAGGTTCGGTTCAGATAGGTCTGTAATAGTGATTTGGGTGGGTAATGTCATCACCGAAATACTTACCTATACCAAACTATCAACCACTGAGTTAAGTGCTGAAATAACGGACTTAATTGGTAAGTATGGTATCCATCCACAGAACATTGTAATAGATTCTGATGGAGTTGGAGGAGGAGTTGCGGATCAGATACGTGGAAAGAATTTCATAAACAATAGTGCACCACTACATAAACAAAACTATACCAATTTAAAATCACAGTGCTACGTTAAACTAAGTGAGATGTTTAAGGAAGGATTAATATCAATCAATGTATTAGACCCTAATATAATTGACACACTAACACAAGAATTATTAAGTGTGCGATTAAAAGACACAGATAAGGATAATAAGATTGGTGTACACAGCAAGGATGAAATGAAGAAGATATTAGGCACCTCGCCAGATATAAGCGATGCGGTTTGTATGAAGATGTTATTTGAGGTGCAGAACCATAAGACAACAGGGAAGTATAGTATTTCCTTTATAAATTAATATATATGATAAAATTTAAGATTGATGACAAGGGGTATGAGATACCTGATGTAATGACGATAGGACATTACGTAAAGATTTACAAGATAAAGAATTTATTTAGTGATGATTATTATGCGGCTAAATTATTGAACTTAGTTACAGGTGCGCCAGTAGAAGATATATTAGAAACTGATTATGAGCAAGTAACTTTCTTAGCAGAAGAAGTATTAAAATTAATACCACAAGAAGTACCTAAGTTTAAAGATAGATTTATATTAGATGGTGTGGAGTATGGATTCTTTCCTAATTGGAGGGATATATCATTTGCAGAATATATTGATATGGATACAATCTCAACGAAGAAGGAAGATGAGTTGTTAGATATGCTACATATACTTGCAGCAATTATGTACAGACCTATTGTAACTGAAAGGACTAAACACGATTTTGATATTGAGAAATACGATATTAAAACAATGAAGATAAGGGCAGAACTATTCAAACAGAAATTAGATATTAGTGTTGTCTTATCAGCTCAGTTTTTTTTTATCAACTTCGCAAGGAAATATTCAGCTTATTTCCAGCTGTCTTCAGTGATGAAGCTGTCGATATGGACGAAGATAAAAATAGCGTGGAGTATGAGAAAGCTGATAATGAGCGTTCTTTTCAAAAAGTCTACGGTTGGTTCGTTGTCGTCAATAAATTGGCTGGAAATGATTATACAAAACACGAGTACATCTACGAAAAAACGTTGGTGGAAGCGTTAAACCAATTATCATTCTTAATCAATTATGATGAAGAAATAAATAGAATTACAAGACAAGCACAAGGCGCAGTATAATAACCGATTTAGATTTTTTTATATTTATAAGTAATGGTTAATTATAAGCAGATTATACAGGATTTAAGTGGTATTGCGTACCACCACCCTCAGTTAAACTCGTTTGGTTATGGGGATATTACCCAATTAACGATGGATATTGAGACAAAACAGGAGCCAGTGTACGGAAAAATGTACGTTGTACCCGGACAAACAGTGTTTGCACAGAACAGAATCGACTATAATTTCTCAATTATTATATGTGATATTATAAACGCTGACTTATCCAATCAGGAAGATGTAATGTCTGATATGTTGGAAATAGCAAAAGACGTATGGACTATCTTATATCAGTCTTATACAGCTACATTCGGTGGGTTCAGTATAGATTATGAACCATTATGGAACAGTAATGTGGAACCATTCCTTGAATCTTATGAAACTTTAATTGGAGGGTGGACACTCAACTTAACAATAGAGCAACCATTTGACTACAATAATTGTGTATTACCAATATCAGGATTAACATTACCAACATCGGTGAATGAAGTTAATTACAAATTAGTATTAGATGATTTAAAAGAGATAGCAAGAGCACACGAACAAATTAATTCTTATGGGTTCGGTGATGTAACACAACTTACAATGGATATAGAGACAGAAAAAGAACCTGTCTATACGAGGATGTGGATTGTACCAGGTACTACAACTTTAGCACAAAATGAATTGATATATAATTTCCAAATAATAATAACTGATGTAATTAACGCTGACTTATCAAATCAACGAGATGTGATGAATGATGGA